AACTATTATTTAAATTTTGCTAAACCTTGTATCGGGTGCCCGTTTAATGCTAATGGCTCAAATGAAAATTCTTGCTCTTTCACTAAAAGCGGAAGTCAGGATGCCGAATGTCCGCTATATAAAAAATGGACCAAAACGAAAAAATTCGCACACGATGTAAAGATACCAGTTAGAATAGATGCCGCCCCATTTGACTACATTTCTGATGCTGGAGATAATTTTGATTTATCTCGAGCAATGCACAGGTTGGAAGTGGAGCTCAAGGAGGTTCTGCCAGAAAAACAATATATAATATATAATATGCTATTTATAGAAAATAAAAGTGAAGATGAAGTAGCTGCATTCCTTGGGTATAAAAGTAATGAAAAGGGTCGGGCTGCAGGATATAAACAAATTAAAAATATTAAGAAAAAATTAAAGGAAGTAGTCCTAAAGGTGATTAAGAACAAAGATATTGTAATATAATGAAACTCTCCGAAGAACAAAGTAAGTTTATTGATGAAAATTTTCATAGGATTCCAGATCTTATCGAACTCACCCGTGCGGTTTTTAAAGATGGCACAATTGATGGCAGATCAAAGGAGGGTCGAGCTGTAAGAAGGTATTTGTCGGAAAATGATGTGAAATACAAAACCACAGAAAAGCCTAAAGCTAAACCTATAATCCTCAATGATGAGCAAAAGGAATTCATAGTTCAATATGCAGATGACGGCATGTCAAGCTTTCAAATCGCTCAGATTTTATTTAAAGATCAAGAAGTTAAGAATTTAGGAATGGAACAGAGAGCTGTCCATGGATACCTTAAGGCGGTAAAGCGGCAAAGGAGGGAGGCTAGCAGGGAAATCTCCTCAACATACTCCCCTCCCGAGGATACTCTGGAATGCGTTAATTTAGTGAACATGTATGCTAGTCAAGACCTAGAGATTGGGGAGCTTAAAGCTATAGAGAAGAAGTCAATAGAATCTTTATATAAATTCTTAAGATCGCCAAGGTTTAATCAAATTATAAGTAATTACGGCAAACCTGACGATCAAAATTTATTTGAGGCGGAATTCATAAGGGCAACTTGGAACAAGCCCGACCTAACTGCTGATGAGATTAATTTATACATTAATGTTTGTGTGGACTATATTAATTTAAAAAATATAGGAGCTCATATAGAAAAATTAAATAGAATGTTTGAGGATGCGGATGAACAACAGGATATGACCGTAAGGTTGGCCGAACTATTGAAGACTAAAAGCGAAGAGTATAATCAATGCGAAAAGAGGCAAGAATCCCTAATTCAAAGGTTAGCTGGAGATAGAGCGAAAAGGGTGTCTGTGCAACAGGACAATAATGCTTCCATTTTGGCATTAGTTGAGAGTTTTCAAAATGAAGAAGAAAGAAGCCTTATGGTCAAGATGGCCGAAATGCAAAAAAGAGCTGTAGAGAAGGAGGCTGAACATTTAGAGTCTATGCAGGAATGGAAGTCTAGGGTATTAGGAATTTCAAAAGGAGGGTCTATCTAATGGCGAAGAGTCCAGCATATACTTATACTATCAGGGAAGTGGTTAAATATATCGACGGAGACACTGTGGATGTAATTATTGATTTGGGGTTTCACATTTTTGTCAAAAAGCGAATTAGACTATATGGGATCAACACTCCAGAAGTCAGGACTAGAGATAAATCTGTCAAGGTTAAAGGGATTGCAGCGAAAGAGAGATTGATAGAATTATGTCAACCGATGGATAATTCAGATAAATACGGAGGCCTTGTCCTGAAGTGCCATGGGCTGGGCAAGTATGGTAGAGTGCTGGGAGAAATATTCAATCAAAATTGCAGTGCCAATAGAATGCTAGTAATAGAGGGTCATGCGACAGAATATTATGGTGGCAAAAAATAAATCAAAATGTGAAGTATGCAAGGACGAGTTCTCTTCAGAGAAGGGGCTTCATTTGCATTTAAAGAAACACAAGATAGACTTGGCTACTTACTATACAACATATTATCCAAGAAAAAATCTATTGACGGGAGACCCCTTGCCCTTCAAGAATAAAGAAGATTACTTTGCAAAAGATTTTATTTCAAGAATTCAATTGATTAAATGGTGCCTACAGGAAGATAAGGAAAAAGTAAAACCTTATGTCCTAAAGAAACTTAAGGATCGAATTTCCTCCAAGGGCTTATTAAGGGCCCCAAATCACTTAGAGTTAAAGATTGCAGGCCTACCCGACATAGATGCCTACAAGCACTTATTTGGGTCGTACTCCGCAGCCTGTGGGGCCATTGGTGTCCGTCCGCTCTATCCGAAGAGAGTTAGTAAGAGTTTTTTCAAAAGTTCTAAAGATTTCGAGCATTTAAAAATTTTTATAGACAGCAGGGAGCAGCAGCCTTTAAGTTTTAATAATTCAGATTCATTGAAACTTGATTTCGGAGATTACACTGTCGGCGGGGATGACTATAGTTATACCTACATAGATAGGAAGAGTGAACAAGATTTCAAGGGCACCCTGAGCGGGGGAGTTGATAGATTCAGGAGGGAGCTAGAAAGAGTTAAGGAGTTTGATTCATATTTATTTATAATGATAGAAAGCGACATCTCCAGTATCTATAAGCATAACAGATGGGGACCGCATAAATCAAACCTAAGTTTCGTATACCACAATATGAGGGCCCTAACTCATGAGTTCAATGGCCACTGTCAATTTGTTTTTAGCGGAAGCAGGGAGAACTCTGAAAAATTAATACCCAAAATATTAAAACTTGGAAAAGAGTTATGGCATTCGGACCTTCAATACTATATAGATAAAAATGACTTGGATTGAGGGAAATCAAAATAGGGAAGAAAAGCCCGACATAAATCAAGAGACCTTAAATATAGAGGGGTTTCTTGAAGAGGAAGAGGCAAAGATTGCTTTATATAAATTTCTTAAAGAAAACATCACCTTTGCCACTAGTCTAATCTCTGGGGTTGATTTATTTCCGTTTCAACATATGGCAATTAAATCAATGTTTGAGACGGATTACTTCATGGGGGTATGGAGTCGGGGTATGTCTAAGTCTTTTACAACTGGAATATTCGCATACCTAGATGCGATAATGCATCAAGGGGTTGAAATAGGAATATTGGCGGCGTCGTTCAGGCAGTCTAAGCAAATTTTTAAGAAAATCGAAGATATCGCCTCAAAACCAGAAGCAAGGATGCTTGCGGATTGTATTGTTAAAAAATCTAAAAACAATGATGAGTGGTTAATGGAAATCGGGAGAAGTAGGATTAGAGCCCTTCCTCTTGGCGACGGCTCCAAGCTTCGAGGTTTTCGATTTCATAGAATCATTATTGACGAGTTCCTTTTAATGCCTGAGAGGATCTACAATGAGGTTATAGTTCCCTTTCTGTCGGTTGTGGAAAACCCAACCCAAAGGGAGGATTTGTGGAACCTAGAAACACAGCTTATTGAAAAGGGGGAAATGAAAGAGGAGGATCGATATAAATGGCCAAACAATAAATTAATAATGCTATCTTCGGCGTCCTACAAATTTGAATATATGTATAAACTATATTCTCAGTTTGAGAATTTGATAATGTCTAAGCCAAAGGACGGCGATACCGCAACTAGATGCATTATGCAGTTTTCGTATGATTGTGCCCCTCAGAGGCTATATGATCAGAATTTGCTTACTCAAGCAAAGGCAACAATGAGCCAATCTCAATTCGAGAGAGAGTTTGGGGCGATGTTCACGGATGACAGCTCTGGGTATTTCAAAACCTCAAGGATGGCCGAATGTACGGTTGTTGACGGAGATGATCCACATGTTGAAGTTAAGGGTAATGCGGGAGATGAATATATATTGGCATTTGACCCATCTTGGTCGGAAAGCGAGAGTAGTGATGATTTCGCCATGCAAATTCTGAAATACAATAAGGCGAATGGCTCAACAACCTTAGTCCATTCCTATGCTATGTCGGGAACCCCGTTGAAAGAGCATATTTATTATTTTCATTACTTATTAAAGAATTTTAACATTATAGCCATGGCCGGGGATTATAATGGTGGGGTTCAGTTTATTAATGCCGTAAATGAAAGTCATTTATTTAAATCTGAAAACATAAAGATTAATCAAATCGAGGCCGACTTTGATAAAGTAGACTCTTACTCCGAAAACCTCAGGATAGCAAGACAGCAGTATGATAAAAGCGGCAACAGAACTCTAATACTAAGGAAGCCAACTTCCGGTTGGATCAGGAGAGCGAATGAACTATTGCAAGCTAATTTTGATCATAAAAAACTATGGTTTGGGTCTAGAGCTATAGATGAGTCTTACAATAAGCAAAGGTCACTGAACATTCCCGTAGACAAACTGAAATTCCTAAGAGCTTCCGATGACCAAGAAAAACAAAGTAAGGCAGCAAGAATGATAGACTTTATAGAGCATCAATACGATATGATGAATATGACCAAAGGTCAATG